TTTTAAAATATTCATTTAAATAATTATTTTGTGTTGCTATTTTTTTAGTAATAATATATTTATCTTGAATTAATTCACTACTATAATGATACTTATTAAACTGCTTAATAAAATAATTATGATTTGGCCAAATAATTAAAAAATTAATATTTTTCTTATTATTAATATTTTTACGTCTATTATTTTTACTATTTTTATCAAAAATAGTTTCATTTAGTCTATCAAATATATATGAATTTATTTCTCTATCATAATATATTAGATTATATAAATCTATATAATGTTTATCAAAAATATTATTATTTGTTTTACATATATAAGCTTCATTTTGTATAATATCTGTAAATAATTCCTTTTTATCTTTTTTAGTTAAATATTCATTATTTAATTTTATTATATATACAATAGTAAATATTATCATTGAAATAATAGCAATAATTTGATAATTATTTAATTCATTTAAATTAAATAAATTCATTTATTATTTATATAGTATATCAATTTAATAAATAAATATGGACGATATAGATATTAATGATATTAGAACTATAGATAAATTTAAATCCCAATCATTTTCTGGGTATAAATTAAGCGAAGTTAAATTAGCATTAACCACTCAATTAAAAAATGAAAATATCAATGCTTCATTGTTTTGGTGTTTTGAATTATTATGTTCTGGAAATATATTTATTATATGGGATATATTTATCATATTTATTGGACAATATATAAGCATATCAAATCCAAAATTAATTGTTTATGTATCAACAAAAATAAAAGAATTCGATAATTTACATAAAAATGGATATATTAATAATGAATTACTTTTAAGAAATAATGACAAATGTCGTGATTTACTATCTGAAATAATCTATATATTAACACTATCAGCTAAAAAACCATCTCTAGAAAAAATTAAAATAATTAAAGATACTGATTTTATATTAGAAAATATATCATCTAAATTTAAAGCACCAAATACACAATATATTGAAAATATTTTTAAAGATGATGATCCTTTAGAAATATATGCCCCATTAAATGAGTTAGCATATAGTTTACATGATGATAATATAAATAAAAATTTATGGAATTCATTGTATTGGATAGAATGGATATTACAATATGAAAAAATAGCAAAAGATAAAAATATTAAACTAATAGCACATTATAGAAATATTATTGGTATTAATGATACATTTAAAAAGGATTATATATGGATATTATGGGATATTATTTTATATGATGCTAAAACCAATCCTTTACAACATAAAGTTTTATATTCATTACTAGAATTATATAGTTATAAATATAAACCTGGATATAAACAAAAAAAAAAATATATTTTATATACAGCTATTGAATTTATTATTAATTTTAATAATATTAAATTTAAAGAACCAATTATAAAAAATAAGCAAATATTAGAGGATAAATCTGAAAACATCTCTAGAATATTCAAACTTATAAAAAAAAATGAAAAATCTCCAAATACAGACTATTTATTTAATAATGTTGTAAATGAAAAATCACAAACAGAGAAAACAATAGAAAAATTAAATAAAATACAGGATTTATTATAATATTTTATATATATAAATGATAATTAAAACACATAGTTGTTTTGTGCTATTATTTTTAATTACAAGTGTTGTAATATACCTTATATACACCAATAAAGATGATATAAAATTTAATATACATTCTATAATAGGCGCAACCTTTGAAAATTTTAATAATACAGTTGACTATGTTAATTTACCTAAAAATATAGTAGATATATCATTAAATGATATTATTAAAACTAATAATCCAATAAATAAATTAAAGACTGAAGATAGTCAATATTGTTTTATAGGAGATGATAAAGGTAGATATTGCGCTAAAGTAGATCATACTGATAAATGTATGTCAGGCGAACAATTCACTACTAAGCAACAATGTATGTTTCCTAATTTAAGATATTAAATAATATTTCATAATTATATATTAATGAAATATTTATCAATAAATATGGTAGGGGATGTCTGTATTAACTATATACAACCTAAAACACCAAAAGGTTCTCAAAGCTTTTTAAAACATTTTTATGATGAATATAAAAAATATATACCAAAAAATAAATTATTAACTAATAATAAATAAATTTAATTACAAAATTGATTTAAAATATATAATTACAAATATATAATTATATATTATGTCTAATCAAAATGTATTTTATATATCACCAGATAAAGCTGAAAAAGATGATGATGGTGATATTATTATGACTGATTATGTAACTGATGAAAAAAACTCTAGTAATTTAGTTAATGTAGATACTAGTGTAGTATCTACACATAATAAAAATGATGATTATGATGATGATTATGATGATGATTATGATGATGATTATGATGATGATGATTATGATGATGATTCTTATGATGATGATTATGATGATGATTATGATGATTATTATGATGATGATAATTATGATGATGATGATAATTATAATAATTACTAATTAAATTCCGGAACCAAGTGGTCTATCCAGTGCCAAAAGTTCCACAATTCTAATCTATTTTACAATTAGTATATAATATATTTTTTATTAAAAATATATTAATAATTATTTGTAGTTAATAAGATATCTAGTTGCTGTAAGCCATGCCACCCATGCCGCTCATGATTCTGAGGACATTGTAGTTAACAGCGTATACTCTGACTTTGGCGGTCTTTGTGCCAGCAACAGTGGCATTTGATAAAACTAATTGGAGAGTAGCGTTA